GGACGCGTCAGCTCGGAAATGGGCGGACAGCGCGAGTCGGGGGCGAAGCGCTCAGTCACCCTCGCCACGGCTGTCCACCACTCCCTACTGCCGACGCCTTCCGCGAATGTCGGCACGAACGGCGGATCGCAGCACCCGGACAAGCGCCGCGCCGGGAACCACCAGCCCAGCATCCAAGACGTTGTGGAGCACACGCTCCTGCCATCCCCAGACGTCGACGATTATCACAATTGGGGCAAATACGCGCCCGCCATCACCCGATGGGAATGGGTAACTGTGCCCGCGCTGCCAGGACGCCGAATACCGCGCATGGGCCGAAGACGCACGAGACATACAGCTACAGAACGAAGCGAGAGGGAACTGACCATGACCAGAATAAACAGCATCGGCGACGGCAACCGCTATCTCCAAGTCCGCCTTTGCGAACACCCTGACTATGCGGGCCAAACGGTCGTGGACGCCTTCGATAACTTCGGTGCGCCTGGCGGGACATTCGTCTGCATGAACGTCCCCACCGCCAAACTCCTCGCCGCGCTCAACGCCGTGCCCCGGTCGCAGTGCGAAGAGAGGACGGTGGACGCCGTTGCCCAAGCGTTTCGCAAGCGCGCCGAGGCCGCCGAGGCGAAGCTGGCGCGGGTGCGGGAACTGCTCGAAAACGCCGACGCGGATGATCTCAAGGTCCGCTTCTATAACCGACTTCAGAAGGCCCTCGCGGACCCCAAGCCGTTCGCGCTGCCCACCGAAGTGCCGGCCCGGATCGTCGCGGTGAAGTCCTCCACAGGAGAAGAGAAGGAACTCACGCTGTTCACGGACGGCGACACCACATGGTGGGCCGATATCGAAGACTGGGGACCATTCTGGACCCGCAGCCAAGTCATGGCCGACTTCACCGACCACCGCCTCATCGAGGCTGCCGGATGACGGACGACAAGTGCTGTTTCGTTTGCCGGACTCCAAGCGGCGTCTGCGCAACCAAATACCGATGCGATCACCACGTGGCGGCCCGTTCCGAAATGGAGCGGGCCGTCACTGTCTACCGTGACCCAACCGGGGAGCAGGCCGTGGGCAACGTGATGCGCGAGGAACGCCGACGCCGCAAGAGAAAGGAGCGCTGAGACGTGCCCTGGTTCCGCGTTGACGACAAGTTCCATGGTTCGCCTAAGTCGCTCGCGGCCGGGAAATCGGCGATCGGCGTTTGGTCGCTCATCGGCTCGTGGTGCATGGACCAGTTGACCGATGGGCATGTGCCGCTGGGCATTGTGCTGCGTATGGGCGGCACTAAGGCAGACGCGACGAGGCTCGTGAAGGCTGACCTGTGGCATGGGATTGGTCACGGTTGCGAAGACTGCCCACAGCCGAAGCCTGGCTATGACTACGTGTTCCATGACTGGTTCGAGTGCAACCCGAGCGCGGCTGATATCCGGGCCGATCGGGAGCAGACGAAAGCCCGCGTAAAGGCATGGCGGGAGCGTAAGAAGGCTACTGGCGGAAACGACAACGTAACGGCGTTACATCAGCGTTAGTAACGCCCCTGTAACGAAAATGTACGGCTTCCCCATACCCATACCCATACCCATACCCAAAGAAAGCTTTCGTCTCACCTTTCGCTTCTGGCTCACTCACCTTGATCTAGCGATCTCACCTAAGTGACGCCCGCGAGAAAAATCGGAGGATTGAAAATGTTCAAACGCGAAGAGCTTGCGACACTGCTCGCTGAGCACATGGCCGAACGATCGAACATCGTGCAGAACTGGCCGGAAGACGAGCAGGAGGCTTACCACTCCGCGCCGTCATTCGCCCACGGGAACGAAGCCGTCGAGCGCATCCGTGTCCAGAAGGCCGCCGAAGCTGTCCTCGCCTGGTTCGAGGCGCAGACCACCGAGGACTGGCTCAACGAGCAGAAGGCCAAGGCGTGGGATGAGGGCGCGGCGTTCCAGAGCCTCCATGACCTCATCTATTGGAATGACAATCCCTATCGGAGTGGGGAGGCGAAGTGAGTCTCTACTACGAAGACGACCACGTGCGCCTGTACCACGGCGATTGCCGCGAGATTGCACCGAGCTTGACCGCCGATGCCATCGTGACCGATCCGCCATACGGCGACACTTCGCTTGCATGGGACCGCTGGCCCCATGGCTGGATTCAGGCTGTAAGTCCATCACTCCCCGAAGCGGCAAGCCTCTGGTGCTTCGGCTCCATGCGAATGCATCTGAGTCGCCAGCACGAGTTCGTCAATGCCGAATGGATCTACGGCCAAGAAATCGTCTGGGAGAAGCACAATGGCTCAGGGTTCGCCGCCGATCGGTTCAAGCGCGTACACGAGATCGCCATCCACTGGTACCGAGGCGCATGGTCCGAGGTATACAAGGATCCCCAGAGAGAGCCGGGTGGCTCGGGGAACAAGTCGATTCGCAAGCGCGGTCAGACGGCGCATACAGGGAAGATCGGAAGTGCCGGATACGTAGACGATGGCCTGCGGCTCGTGCGCTCGGTGCTCCGGGTTCCATCGATGCAAGGCAAGGCGATCCACCCGACCGAGAAGCCGCTCGGAATCCTTGACCCACTTATCCGCTACAGCACATCACCAATTGGCACGGTCCTCGACCCCTTCGCTGGATCAGGGTCCACACTGCTCGCCGCCAAGCTCGCCGGACGGAAGGCGATCGGGATTGAGGCTGACGAGCGCTATCTCGAAGCCGCAGCCAAGCGCCTTAGTCAAGGCGTGCTGGAACTGGGCGCCTGATGTTCCGCCTAGACGAGAACCAAGGCCGACAGCTCACGGCGATCATGCTCGCGACCCGACCCGACTGGGCGCCACGCAACCCCGGCAAGATGCTCGAGGCGCACAACACGGTCGGGTTCCTGTTCGCGGCCGACTTCGCCCACATGATCCGGGCCCTCGCCGTCTACGCCACACAGCCGGACGGCAACGGGCAGGCATTCGGGCGCTCACCAGACGGATACGTGCGAGACGGCCACCACTGGACCAGCACAGCCCCCCAGGGATTCGAGAAGCCCCGCGGCCCACGCTGCCGAACCCACGACGACTACGAACCATGCCGAGGCTGCCGGGCCGACCGCATAGCCGAACACCACGACCCATACCGAGACGCAACCCCAGACCCAAGGTGGGTTAAGGAGACGACAGCATGAGCACCAATGACGCAGTTATGACCGAAGCTCTCGATGCGTTCTGCAAGCGCTACATCGAAGGCAGCGAAGTCGACCCGACTGGCAATAGGTGGGACAGCACGCTTCCACTGGTGAAGAACGTCGTTCGTGACACCTTCATTGGTCCGCTTCACCACGCCGCTCAGGTGCTCACCAAGCCGCGCACCGTCACCACAGTCGAGGCTCTGGACGCGCTGCCAGTCGGGAGCGTTGTGCTGGACGCGGAAGGGAAGCCGTTGATGAATGACGGTGACCGGAGCGAGCAGTGGTTACGGTCCGAGGGAGTCGCCCACCCGGCATGGCTCAGCTCTCAGGAGATCAGCATGCCCGCGACCGTCCTGCACGTCGGAGGCGACCGGTGAGCGAGCACACTGACGCCGAACGCCTCGACGCCATCCAGGCACGCGCAGACGCCGCAACCGAGGGGCCTTGGGAGTGGGAGGGCGACTACCCGAGCGGGCACTGCCCGCACGACACCGAGTGGACGGACCATGGCCCCGACCTTGTGATCGTGGCCAAGCTCCCCGCCGACAAATATGGGGTTGAGCCGGTTGCCGATGTGATCACGTCGAGCGGGTACGACGCCAGCAGCCTGACCATCAGGGATGCCGACGCCGAGTTCATCGCCCACGCACGTGAGGACGTGCCGTTCCTGCTCGCCCGTGTCCGCGAACTGGAGGCCAAGGTCACGGCGCATGACCGGCTCGGCACCATCGGCACCCTCGCCGCCGACATCATGACTGTCAGCCAAGGATGGATCGGCCAAGCCGAAGCGAAAACCCTCGCGAAGGGGGCTCAAGGCCAAGGGCTGGACTATCAAGAGCGAACGAAAGGTCAGGGAGGCACAGTGAGCGACGCATGGGAAGACGCCATCGAAGCCGGGGCGGAAGCCGTGGCAACAGAGGATGGTGATGACGAAATCTATCCGTACCACGAGCACGAAGCCGCTCAGGTCATCCGCGCCGCCCTTCCGCATCTGCGCCGCCACATCATCGCGGAACTCGCGGCGGAAGCTGAGCGCGAGTCGGGAAAGTATGGGGATGCATTCAAGGTTCACATGGCATGGATGGCTGCCCGCTGGCTCGCCGCACAGGAGGCCACCGATGCCTGAGCGTAGCCAGCGCCGTCGCACCAAAGGCTGGCGGATGCCCGAGAACACCGTCTATGTCGGGCGGCCGAGCAAGTGGGGCAACCCATACAAGGCTGGCGGGAATCACGCTGCTGCCGTTGCACTTTTCCGGCGCATGCTCGAACGCGCCCCGTTCGGAGACGGAACATGGGGCAAGGATCGCGAGTCGGTATACGACACGATCCGCCGCGAACTCGCCGGCAAGAACCTAGCGTGCTGGTGCCCGCTCGACCAGCCATGCCACGCCGACGTGCTCCTCGAAATCGCGAACAAGGAGAACCATGACTGAGGACCGTATCGCCGCCATCCGGGCGCGGCTCGAAGCGGCAACACCCGGACCGTGGACCATATGGGACGACCCGCTGGACATCGAGATATGCAATGACGACTACTCGGCCACCCATATGCACGCTGTCGCGAAGCTGGAGAACATCTCCCCTCAGGTCAAGCGGAACGCACAGTTCATCGCCCAAGCCCCGGAGGACATCGCCTACCTGCTGGCCGAACTCGACAAGGCGCGGGAGACAAACACCAGGCTCAACCGGCGAGCAACTAAAGCGGAGGCGTTCGTCGGCAAGAGCGTCGAGGAATTGCGGGGCAAGGGGCTGTCGTTCGGCCGTGCGCTGGCGAACCTCGCAGCAGAGCACGAAGCACGCCGCGCCGACGAAGCGGAAGCCAAGCTCGCCGCCGCATGGGACGAGGGCCGTGAAGCTGGACAGGGCGCAGTCGTTCAAGCCAACCCCTACCGAGCCACTCCATGAGCCCGTTCCGCCGCGGCCCGCACTGTGCCGACCACCCAGCCTGGGATGCCCGCTACTGCCATGACTGCTGGCAGGAAATCCTCGCCGGGACAAGACCCGACACCATGATTGGCCGCCACTTCGCCGCTCCAGACGGGGCGGCGTTCGACGTCAAGGAGCACGAACCAGCATGAGCACATTCAGTGTCGGAGACCGCGTAAGAGTCATTAACGAACCAGCCCCAGAAGACTTCCCTGACCACGCCGCCCGACTCGGGCAAGTAGGCATCATTGAGTGGCAGACGCTACGCCACGTTGACGGCCAGCAAGCTCACGTCCTCAAGTTCGATGACGGCGAAAATGGCCTTGGGTTCCTGACAAGTCAACTGGAGCGTGTCGAGTGACCCCGGACCAATCAGCCGCGCTCGCTCGCGTCGAAGCCCTCGCCGCCCACCTCGAAACCTACGGCGCCGCAACCACCACCTACGGGAACGCCGCCGCACTCATCCGCCGAGCACTGGAGGGGAAGTGACCCGCATCCTGTACGTGGACATCCCGGCACCGTGCGCGTTCATCACATCGAACCAGCGCCTCCACTGGCGCGAGAAGGCCGCTAGGACGGCCTCATGGCGCAAAGCCGCAGCAGGTGCCATCCGGGAAGGCGTAAGGCCCTTCACGGGGCGCGTGAGGGTCCTCGCAACCATCCACAAACCCCGCGGCGGACGCTGGGACCCGAACAACTGGGCCGACACCAGCAAGGCGTGCGTTGACGGGCTCGTGGACGCCGGCCTGCTCGCAGACGACGACCACACCCGCGTGCTCGGCCCAGACCACCGCGCCGGCATACCCGGACCAGCCCGCATCGTACTGACCATTGAGGAGGTGGCATGAGCGACAGTGATGACCGTGTAATCCATGGCCGCACGCCATATGGCGAAGAGATCGTCCGATATGACCGCGCCGGAAAGTGGTACGTCGAAAAGCCGGGAGTGGCCCGGCGACAAGTCAGTCTCGTGCAGGCCGTGCGCCACGCGACGAAGCCAGGTTCAGTCGTGTATCTGGGGCGGCCAGGAGGCCGTACCTTCGATAGCCGAGTCCAGCAGATGAGGGAGGCACCGTGAGCGCTTTCTCATCCGGTGAGCGCCGCTGGCTCGAACAACCCGAACGGCTCTGCGAAGACTGCGGCGACTTCCCACAACTCCTAGACGGCCTATGCGAAAACTGCCTAGCCGACCACGAAGAAAGGCGAGGAACGTGAGCCTCGTGCAATGCACGACACCCGACTGCGGAAACCAGACAGCCACCTACCTGTGCCATCAATGCGTTGAAGACCTGCAAGCGTGGCTCGACAAAATCCCCGAGCTCGTGGAAGACCTACACGTCACCGTCGCCCGCCTCGACAAGATCCGCAAGCAAAGCGAAGGCCGACCAGGAACCAAAACCGGATCCGCCGCTCCAATCAACATCGGCGCATTCCAAATCCGCTGGTACCTCGAAACCATCACACTCAACGCCGAAGACCACGCGAAAGACCCGGAAGCAGCGGTGATCGCGAAGAACATACGAGACGCCGTGAACCAAGGCGAGCTTTTGGTCCTCGGACCAGTCGAACCAACACCCCGGCCACGCGACGAAATCCGCGAAGAACTATCCGGCCATGTGGAACCCATGACAGCAAGGGATTGCGCGGCATGGCTATCGAAAGTCACAGGCGTCAAGTTCACATCCAAACGCATCCGCAATTGGGTGGAACGCCGCGGCCTGAAACCAGTCGAAAGCGAAGGACACCCGAAGTACCGACCCGAAGATGTCCTAGCCGCATACGAACGCGCTGAACGGCGCGCCGCGTTTGACCTCAGTTAAACACGCACCATAAAATGTCTCACAAGGGCGTATTAGTCGTCCCATCAGAAGCTCCGAGCCAATGGCCGGGGCTTTTTCATTGCCCGCCGACAAGACATCCAAGGGAAGTCTTCTTCGGATAGGTGGTGTTCGTGGGGGTGCGAGGCTGCCCCGGTCATGTCCCCCAATCCATGGCCGGGGCTTCGCGCTGGAACAGGAGGAAACAGTGTCCACACCGTTCCCGCTCGGGCGGCACGTCAACCACGACCCAAGGTCACGGAACTTCCCGGCACAGACAGCACCCGCGCTCAGGCCAGTCGCGCACCGGCACTACGGGCCGATCCTCGACCAGGGCCGTGTCGGTAGCTGCACCGGCAACGCGATGGCTCAGGGACTCAACACCGCGCCGCTGCACAAGGCTGGCGCGAGGCTGCTGACCGAGCACGACGCTCTCATGCTGTACTCGGCTGCGACCGCGATCGACAACTGCCCCGGCCAATACCCGCCCGATGACCCGGGCTCGGACGGTCTCTCGGTCTGCAAAGCCGCGCAGCAGAAGGGCCTCATCGGGTCATACACCCACGCATTCGGGTTCGACCACGCACAGGCCGCACTGCAACTCTCACCCACGCTCTGGGGCATCCAATGGACCGAGGACATGTTCAACCCCGACTCCAAGGGTTTCGTGCATCCCACCGGCGCCGTCGCTGGCGGACACGAGATCGTGTGCGTGAAGGACAGCGGCACCTACCTCGAGTTCATCAACTCCTGGTCAAGAAGCTGGGGCCTCAACGGACGCTTCCGGCTCACCTATGACGACGCACGCGCCCTGCTAGCGGCTGACGGGGATGTCGTCGTACCGGTGCCGTAGATGTGAATCGCCGGGAGGCGACTCGGGGTTCTCAGTAGCTCTCCCCCACAAAAGAGCAGCCTTGCCTCGCCAGCAATGGCGAGTGCGGGGGTGACCAGAGTCGGAGGACCAGAGACGGTCCCGGCGTGTGCAACTCACGCCACCCCCACTCTTCGGGCTGAGCGATGTGTTCCCGGCACAGCGGTACAGACGCCGCGATCGTGCGGCCCGAATGATCTTCCAAGGAGGCCGATGTGACTGACTACGCAAAGGGCGGCTACATCGAAGGGCATCCCGTTGAGGTGCGAATCTCGCCCGACGAGCCAGTCATCACGCTGGAGCAAGCCAAGCGATACGGGCAGACATTCCTCGAAGAACTGGCCCAACGAAGCCGTGAGGCCAAGTGGCAGAAGCACAACGACGGGCCAATGCCTGACGACTACATGACCTGATTGTGACCCACAAGGAGGCCGCGTGTACGAATACTCGGCCACCGTCATCAGGTGGGTAGACGGCGATACCGTTGACCTCCGCACGGACCTCGGATTCCGCATGTGGTCCGAGACAAGGTTCCGCCTCTACGGGATCGACACACCCGAACGCGGCCAAGCCAACTGGGCTGAGGCAACCGCGTTCGCCGTAGGACACGCACCCATCGGCTCAACTGTCCGCATCCAAACCTACAAAGACCCCGACAAGTACGGGCGCTGGCTCGTGGACATCTACCTGCCAGACGGTACGCACCTCAACCAAGCGCTCATCGACGCCGGACTAGCCGTGCCGTACTTCGGAGGGACCAAAGCATGACGGACCTGACCGGACGGATTGGCGTTGTATCGGGCGGCACCGATCCTTGGGCCAAGGCGATACGGGCAGCGACCCACTCCGAGTTCCACCATTGCATCGTCGCCCTCGACAATGAGCGGTGCATCAGCGCCGACCGACCGACCATCACCATCCGCAACATCGCAGACTTCACCGTCATCTGGCTCGACCCCATCGGCACACCAGACCAGCAGCAGCGGGCAGCATGGCACGCTGAACTGATGGCCGGGTTGCCGTACAACCGTGTGTCGTTCGCGCTCGCCGGACTGCACGCACTCGGGGTATGTATCCCCAAACCAGTCAGCGACTGGGCTTGGCGGTTCGGGATGGACTGCGTGATGACAGCCTGCGCCGCATACGAAGCGGTCGGGATCGCGCTGCTCGAAGACCCCGTAACCGCCGCACCAAAGGATCTGCTGGAGGTAGCCGGATGCCACGAGCCAAGCGCATCTGCTCCCACCCCGGATGCCCAGCCCCAAGCGACGGGCGCTACTGCATAGACCACGCACGGTTGCACGAACAACAGCGAGGCACACGACAGCAACGCGGATACGACCGCGACTACGACCGAACCAGACGCAAGCTCGAGCCCATCGTCAAAGCAGGCCGAGCCAAATGCTGGCGCTGCGGCAACCCCATCCAAACCGGCACCCGGTGGAACCTCGGGCACGACGACACAGACCGCACCATCATCCGCGGCGCAGAGCACGAACGCTGCAACCTCAGCGCGGCAGGCAAGGCAAGCCACCCCGACCCGGCCTGACCCCGCCCCTCGCCAAGGGGGTGGGGGGTGCCCCCGAGGGCGCCACACCCACCGGACCGCCGGGGAGGTGAGCAGATGGCGCGGAGGGTTCAAAACATTTGGGGCGGCCGGTTTAGGAGGTGGTCTGGATGGCTTCTGGTGGCGCTCGAGCTAGGTCTGGGCCTGCTCCTGATCCGACATCGGGCCGCTCGGATCGCCGCGGCCTTCGATTTGACGCTCTGCCGTCTGAGGGGCGCAATGCCGCGCCTCCGATTCCGTGGCCCCTGAGCGATCCCCAGGTCTTCATTGAGGGGATTGAGAATGGCCGCCCGGTGAAGCAGCTTGACTCGGTTGCCTCTGAGGAGCGCAAGCAGGCCGAGATCGCTCTCTGGGATGAGGTTTGGACTTATCCGCAGGCTGTGGCTTGGGAGCGTGAGCGTTGGCGCTGGAATATCGTCGCCATGTGGGTCAGGACGTTCTTGACGGCTTCCGGCCCGGAGGCGAAGGCCGCTGATAAGACCGCACTGCACCGGTTCGGGGATCAGCTTGGCCTGACGCCGGCTGGTCTGCGCGATAACGGCTGGGCGATCGTCCGGGATGAGGTCGCTGAGAAGCGCGACGATAGGGATTCGGCTGACAAGCCCGCTCCGAAGGCCGCGCCTCAGCGCCGTCTGAGGGCCGTGGGCGATGGCGGATGATCTCGGGTTCGTAGTTGACTTCCCGACGCTGGGCGACGTGCTTGACGGCTGGATCGAGCAGCATTGCCGGGTTCCTGACGGGTTCTCGCGTGGCGCGGCTTTCCACCAGTCTGATTGGCAGTTCTGGTGCACGGCGAATCATTACCGGGTGCGCCCGGATGCGCTGTGGATCCCTGACGCGCCCGTTCTGAACCAAGCGTTCGTGTACCGCCGCTCGCAGATTGTGGCGCCGCAGAAGACGGGCAAGGGGCCTTGGGCTGCGTCGATCACGGCGGCTGAGGCTGTTGGGCCTGTGATCTTCGGCGGCTGGGCTGAGGATGGTGACGGGTATGCGTGCGCTGATCACGGTTGCGGTTGTGGTTGGGAGTATGCGTATCTCCCCGGTGAGCCTATGGGCATCCGGCATCCTTCGCCGCTCATCCAGCTCACGGCAACGTCGGAGGATCAGGTTGCGAACGTCTACCGTCCGCTGACTGCGATGATCAAGCTGGGGCCGCTCGGGGATCTGATGAAGGTCCGTGAGGGCTTCATCCGCATCATGGGCAATTCGGATGACGACGATTTTGACCGGATCGACGCTGTTACGGCGAACGCCCAATCTCGTCTTGGCAATCCGATCAGTTTCGCCTTGCAGGACGAGTCAGGCCTGTACACGAAGACGAACAAGATGGTGAATGTCGCTGAGACTCAGCGTCGTGGCGCGGCGGGCATGGGTGGCCGGACGATTGAGACGACGAACGCCTGGGATCCGTCGATGAATTCGACGGCGCAGCGCACGTTTGAGTCGCGTTCGCCGGATGTCTTCAAGTTCTTCCGTCAGCCGCCACCGGATCTGAAGTATGGGAACAAGCGTGACCGGGCGAAGATCCACGCATACGTGTATGCGGGTTCGCCGTGGGTTGATCTTCGGTCGATCGAGGCTGAGGCTGCCGAGCTCATGGAGACGGATAGGGCGCAGGCTGAGCGGTTCTTCGGCAACAAGCTCGTCGTCGGCCATGGTGCGTGGCTTCGCGATGGTGTTTGGGAGGCTGCGTATGCCGGAAATGGTGTGGCTGCCCAATCCGCCTGATGGTACGCCGATCTCGCTGGGCTTCGATGGTTCGGAGAATAACGACTGGACGGCGATTCAGGCCGAGACAATCGACGGCTACAGTTTCACGCCGCGGTACGGCCCTGATAAGCGGCCGACGATCTGGAATCCGGCCGAGTGGGGCGAACAGATTCCCCGCGGCGAGGTCCGGGCCGCCGTCGATGAGCTTTTCGAGCGGTTCAAGGTCAAACGGATGTACTGCGACGTGCGCGATTGGGCTACGGAGATCGGTGAATGGTCTCTTGAGTATGGCGATGAGCATGTTTTCGAGTGGCGCACGGAGCGGATTTCGGCCATGTATGACGCGATCCGGCGCTTTGAGGTGGATCTACGTGAGGGGCGGATCAAGCATGACGGCTGTCCCGTCGCGTCGATTCACATTGCGAATGCGCGGAAAGCCGCGAAGCCTGGTCAGAAGTACATCCTGACCAAGCCGTCTGACCATCAGAAGATCGATGTCGCCATGTCGAAGATCCTTGCCCATGAGGCCGCGGCTGATGCCCGTGAGTCTGGTTGGGCTGTCCGTGAAGACAAGTACAAGCGTGCCCGTGGGCATGCGACGAGCCGATAGAGGGAGGCTGGATGCCTGACGTGGTGCTGTCTCCTGATTGGTGGGTCAAGCGGCTCTTCAAGAAGCTGGTTGACCGCCAGCCTCTGATTGAGAGCTATGACGCCTACTACCGTGGCGATCATCCGCTTCCGTGGCTTGCACCGCAGGCGCGAGAGGAATTCCGCCGCATCCTGAGAATGTCCCGGTCGAACTACATGGGGCTTGTCTGTGACGCTCAGGTTGAGCGGATCAACCTCGAGGGCTTCCGGGTGGGCAACTCGCAGGATGCCGACGATGAGATGTGGCGTATCTGGCAGGCGAACCACCTTGACGCGGATTTCGACATGGGTGTGCTTGAGTCAGCGATTGCGGGCTGGGCTTATACGCTGACTGCTCCGAATCCCGATGATGCGAAGACGCCGCTGATGTGGGTTGAGCATCCGGCGCAGTGCATCGTTGAGTACGATCCAGGCTCAGGCTGGAATCGTCGTGCTGCTGGCTTGAAGGTCTGGGTTGACGACTGGACTGGGAAGCTGCTGGCGACCCTGTATCTGCCTGAGTGGATCTACAAGTTCGAGTCGAATTCATCGAATCTGACCAAGACTTCCGCGGATCAGGTTAAGTGGATTCCCCGCGAGGTTCCGGGCGAGCTCTGGCCGGCTCCGAACACGCTCAAGCGTGTCCCGCTTGTCGAGATGCCGAATAACCCGCGCCTGCTGGTCGGTGGCCGGTCGGAGCTTGAGGATCTCACCGACATTCAGGATCGGGTGAACAAGACGATCGCTGACCGTCTGATGACGCAGGACTATGGCGCGTTCCCTCAGAAGTGGATCAAAGGCTGGCCTGAAGAGGATGAGCGCGGGAATCCGACTCCCGAGGTCAATATCGGCCGGGATCGCATTCTGACGACGGATGTGACCGAGGCTGCGTTCGGGCAGTTCGATGCGGCCCCGATGGACCCTTATTCATCTGCCAAGCGCGAGGACGTGAAGGACATTGCGTCCCGGTCCCGGACTCCCGCGCAGTACCTTCTGGGCGAGATGTCCAACGTCAACGGCGAGACTCTGAAGGCGTCCGAGTCGGGCCTGATCTCCAAGGTCAGGCAGCGGATGCGCTCGCTTGGCGAGGGCGTCAAGGAAACTGTGGCTCTGGCCCGTCTCGCGGCTGGCCTGCCTGCTCAACCGATCGAGTGCATCTGGCGTGACCCGGAGTTCCGCACTGAGGGCGAGCGCGTTGATGCTCTGGTGAAGATGAGCACGCTTGGCGTTCCGGAGGAAGCCCTTTGGGAGCGCTGGGGTGCGACTCCGCAGGAACGCGAGCGCTGGCGCGAGTGGAACAAGGAGCACCGGACCGATCCGACGCTGGCTGCTTTGAACAATGATGGCGGTGCCGCTGGAGGTGTCTGATGGATGCTGCCGAGTCGCATTACCGGCAGATTCAGAGGCTCCAGGCGAAGGCCGTCATTGCTGGGCGTGCTGCGTGGGCTCGCATCACGCCATCAGCGCTGTCTGAATCTTGGCTGACTCAGGCGGCGCTGCTGGCTCCGATCCTGAGTGGCTTTCAAGTGCAGGCGGCTGCGTCTGGGGCGTCCTATGTGTCGTCGTCGCTGGCTGAGCAGGGCGAGTATGTGGCCCCGGATGGGTTCGTTGATCCGAGTGGGTTCGGCGGATACGCATCCGATGGGCGTTCGCTGACTGGCCTGCTGTACTCCCCTGTCACGAAGGCCAAGACGGCTTTGGCTAGCGGCGCGAGCGTGCAGCAGGCGCTTGCGGTTGGCAGTGCTGCGCTCGAGCTTCGCATGAAAGTGACTGTCGCGGATGCCGGCCGCTCGGCTGCCGGGGTGAATATCGCCTCCCGCAACGGTGTCGGGTACGTGCGGATGCTGAATCCGCCGTCGTGCGGGCGCTGTTCGATCCTCGCGGGTAAGTTCTACCGCTGGAACGCAGGGTTCAACCGTCACCCGTATTGCGACTGCATCCATGTTCCCGCCAAGGGCGTTGAGGCGGCCCGGTCTGAGGGCCTGATGCATGACCCTTACGACTATTTCCACTCGTTGGGGTCGAATGAGCAGGATCTGCTGTTCGGCAAGGCTGAGGCGAAGGCGATCCGCGACGGCGCTGACATCTTCCAGACGGTGAATGCGCGGCGAGGGATGAAGCCGGGTGGCCTGATTACGACCGAGGGCACCTCTCGCCGCGGCAACTATGGCTCTGGACGGCCACTGCGTCTGACTCCCGAGGCGATCTACGCGCAGAACCTGTCCCGTGAGCAGACTCTTAGGCTTCTACAGCACTACGGGTACATCCTTCCGGGCGGCCAGAACCCGCTGGGATCGATTCT